TAGACAAGAGCAAGAGCCGGGAAAAGATAGATGGCATATCGGCCACAATCGATGCACTGAGCAGAGCAATGGTCGTGCCTATAACTCAGTTCGATTGGATGCCTTTCTTTGTGCGGTAGTAAGGACTATATCTTATGGGCAATGATTTGATTACGCTTGGACTTAACGAGACTCGTGATATAGTCAGCCTTCCCGCTATTGGCAATCCGAGCGTGCCACTAAGCTCTCTATCCGGTCTCTTTTCCTGGATAGGTGCGAACCCAACCGCTGCTGCTGTGTCGGTAACTGACGAGACAGCGATGCAGCACTTGGACGTGTATACGTCCGTCCGAGTTATCGCCGAGTCGTGCGGCTCGCTGCCATTGCATCTAATGGAGAGACTCCCGTCGGGGAGGCGCATCGCAGATGACGCGGAAATCTACGACTTACTAACGATTGCAGCGAACCCTGAGATGACCGCGCACACGTTCAAAGAGTGCATTTTTGCATGTCTCGCTTCCACAGGTAATTGCTACGCGCAGATACAGTGGCAGGACAGCACACCGATTGCTCTCTGGCCGCTGCATCCGCGCTTTACCGAACCATTCCGCCTGCCTGATGGCACTCTGGCGTTCCGTACGACTGATGGAATGCAGGGCGGGCAGTACAGATACATTGGCGCAGAAGACATGATTCACGTTAGCCTTTTCAGTTTATCTGGGCTAAAGGGCTTGAGTCCAATCATGCAAGCGCGTGAGGCTATAGGCTCTGCCATCGCAACAGAGAAATACGCCGCTCGCTGGTTCGGTAACAACGCCAGACCAAACGGGGCTTTCTTTTTGAAGGATGGCACGGCTAAGTTAGACCAAAAAGCAATTGATCAAATCAAGGAGAGCATCAAGCGTGAGCACGGCGGTGAGAACCAAGGCTCCATTGGATTCTTCCCCGGATCGTGGGATTATAAAGCGCTTGGAGTTACGGCAGAGGAATCCCAATTCCTCGAAACGAAGAAATACTCTCGTACTCAGATAGCTGCTTTATTTCGCTTGCCACCCCACTACATTGGCGATACCAGCCGCATGAGCGGTAACTCAACTGAGCAGCAGTCACTGGACTTCGTGAAAGACTGCCTCACGCCCTATCTGGTCAAGTTCGAGGCGGCATTAAATTGGAAACTGCTTCCTAAGCGTGGCCGTAACTCAGGACGCTTTTATTACAAGTTTGACTTCAACGAACGCTTGCGCGGCGACTTCAAAACCACGCAAGAAGGCTACGCGGTTCAAAAACAATGGGGTTTGAAAACCACCAATGAGATTCGCGCCGACATGGGCTTGTCAAATGTGGGTAAGCAGGGGGATGTTTTATGGGTCCCAGTTAACATGATGTCCTCGGAACGTCTGTTGGATGCGGAGTCAATGCAAGAACAACCGTTACCGGATGGCGATGTTAATCCACCTATCCCGGCTCCGGCTACAACTGACCCAGATGGTGACGACAGCGGAGATGTTGAGACTAAGTCAATGGCCGCGTATCATCGCACCTATTTTCCGATTTTCACGGATGCATTTAGCAGATATAACGCGAGGTCAAAGCATGATTTAGATGCTATTCAATCCTGTTTTAGACCCGTTCTTCAAGCCATCGCTGGCATGGCAGCAAGTAACCGGAGCAACAATCCGGCTGACTTACTGACCATGCAAGATTACCTCGTAGACGACGCTGTCAAGTCCATGGCTAAGCGGATGGCTAAAGGGGATGCAACCGCAGAGAGCGAATTCAAAAAGGTCGTCCGTGGCATACATATAGCAGCAGCACGAGACCTAGCAGCAGCTAAAGCAAGCAAGGAACTAGAGGTAAACGAAGATGAACAAGCAGCCTAAAATAGAGCGTCGGTACAACACGGTTGAAATTAGAGCCGACGAAGACGGCAAGAACATCGTGGGTTATGCCTGCAAGTACGGGGTTCGCTCCGATGATATGGGCGGCTGGCGTGAGGTAATCGCGCCTACTGCATTCGATGCGCATCTAGCGACTGCCCCTGATGTGGTTGCGCTATTTAATCACAACCCGGATGCCATCTTAGGTCGCACATCGGCTGGCACACTCAAGGTCAACTCAGATTCTATCGGCGTCAATTATGTAATCAATTCACCCGACACCACCGCCGGTCGCGACTTGGTTACGTCCATCAAGCGGGGGGATATAAAAGGCGCATCCTTTGGTTTTCGCTGTCAAGATGCTTCATGGGACAGGGATGAGGTTGCCGGTATCGACGTTCGGACGGTCAAGAAAGCTGAGTTGGTTGATTGCTCACCAGTCACGTTCCCCGCGTACCCACAGGCTACGTCTGGTCTCCGCTCACTCCCGGCTGACATGCCTACGGAGGTTCGCAGCCGCATATCCGCCCGCGCAACCGAGCCTGAGTGCGGCTGCGATTGTGAGCAGTGCGGCGCTGGCTCATGTGGAATATGCAGCAACGAGGACTGCGATGATGACAGTTGCTTCTCCGCCGGATGCACTCAGCAAGACCGCTCAGCGAATCCTGGTGAGACCCATGGCATCGATAAGGATGATGACCGCTCGTGGCGGGAGCTTATGGAGCTACGCATTGCTGTAGCCATTGCTGTAGCTAAAAGACTTTAGATTCACCCCTACTAACTTATTGCCGCTTGTTGGCTGCACTCAACTGCAAATAGTTATAGGCGCTTTGGAGTTATCACTGCCGTGATGATTGCCAAGTAAATCAAAAAAGGACAAAACAAAATGAACCTTACTGAATTGAAAGACAAACGCAATAAACTGATTCACGACGCACAAGCAATTGTGCTCAGTGAAAACGTAACGGCAGAACAGCGCACGGCAGTTACTGCCATGCTAAATGACGCCGATGGGCTCGAAGCTGACATCCGTGTCGTCGAGCGTGCTGCCAAGCTCGATGCTGAGCAGCGTAACTCCAGTGCCCCGCCTCGCGGGCAAGTAAGCGACGGTGCAGTGGATAACTCTCCTGACGCCCGCAAAGCCGCAGAGCGCAAGGCCATGACCGATTATGTCGTCCGTGGCGTTCGTTCGCCGCTGGTTGAGTCCCGTGTAGGTATCACCTCCACCACCGGCTCCGCTGGCGATTTGGGCGTGGGCGGTGGAGCTATCGTCCCTCAAGCCTTCGACCAGTTACTACATGAAGCTGAGGTGGCATGGGGCGACTTACTAACTATGGTTCGCGTGGTCAAGTCTGACTCTGGCGCGCCAATGAAGGTTGCAACTGTCAATGACACTTCGGTCACGTGGTATGAGGAAACAGAAAACGTCGCTGATTCCAACACACCCGAAAACCCCGGCTTTAACGGGCTGTTGCTCAGCACATCGGTTGTGCAGCGTCCCGCGATTCTAGTTTCGATGGCTGAGCTTAACGACTCCGCGTTTGACATTGACGCATTTATGAAAAACACTTGCTTCAAGAGTTATAGCCGCGCCCTGTCATCCTTGATTGTCAACGGCTCAACCTCCGGTAACATTGCTTCCATCCTTGGCGGCGCTGTAGCCGGTAACACGGTAACTGCGACGGGCACTCAGGCAACCATCACGTCCGGCACGGTTACTGAAGCTGCAACCATCAATGCGATTGGTTACACAGACCTTGCTGCTGTGTTTGCGGCTCTCGACCCGGCTTATGAGGCCGATGCAGCGTGGGCGTTTAACGCTCGCGTTCGTGGTGCTCTTATCGGCGTGACCGATGCTCTTGGTCGTCCGCTGTACATTCCGGCTCCGAACGCTGGTGCTTTCGACACCTTGCTCGGCAAGAGGGTCAAGCTGGTACAGGCTTTGCCTAACTTGTCTACGGGCACAGGGTCTCCGCCAGTTAGCACTTATCCGGTGATCTATGGAGACTTCTCGGAACAGTACACCCTCAAGCTGGTAAATCCGGGTCTGGTTGTACTCCGCACCTCCGAACGCTACATCGACAGCTTGAGCGTCGGTTTCATCCCGTTTTTCCGTGCGGGCGGGATTAACACCGATGCCGGAAGTCACCCTTGCATCTTCTTGAAAACAAATAACTAACCTAACCCTAAGTGGGGGCTGTAACAAGCCCCCACGGAGGCTCATATGTCAGTCATCACAATCTTAACTCCTATTTACGTAACACCCACGGACATGCTAACTATTGGTCGGGTTTTGCCCGTTCGTGAAGACATAGCAGCGGCTTGGACAGCACAAGGGCGCGCAGAGTATATGCCACAACCAGTTTCCGAGGCGACTGCGCCTCAATATGAAAAAGCAATCTCCCGGCCACGTAAGCCAAGGAAAAAGTAAATGAGCTTAAATTACAGGGAAACATCCGTACCCGTATCGGAGCCGGTCACACTCGCTCAAGCTCACTCTCAGCTTACGCTCGATTCTGGCATGACGACGGATGACACGATGATACGAGGCATGATACAAGCCGCCCGCGAGTATTGTGAGAAGCTCATGCAACGGGCGATATATCCCCGCAATGTAACTTTGTCTCTCGATAACTTCCCGATTCCCGTGTTTGGCGACACGTTGAATCCCGCTGACCGCAACGCATTTTTCACCGGAACATATATTTGGAATCGTCTCGCTATTCGGCTCCCCTTGCCAGCGTGTCAGTCCGTAACGAGCATTACCTATTACGACCAGAGCGGCACTCAGTACACGGTTGACCCAACTACGTACATTGTGGACACGATGTCTGAGCCATGCCGCATCGTCCCTAAATGGTCATGCACATGGCCTGTCGCGAGTTACTATCAACCCGGCTCCATACAAGTCAACTACGTTGCTGGTACGTGGGCAACAGGTAGCTGCCCTATGGCGATACAAGCATCGATACTTATGCTGGTCAGTCACTGGTATAACAATCGTGATGCAGCGATGCAGTCCCCGCCCAAAGAGGTTGAGCACTCAGTTAGGGCACTCCTCGCCGGTCACGTGTTCGAGTGTAGCTGGTGGAATCAATAACATGTGGATAGTTATCAAACGCAGTTTTTACGACTCGATTACGGGCATTAACCATCTCGCCGAAGATTACGCCAAGGTGGACGCACGGCGCGCCGCCGAATGGATAGCACAAGGCGTAGCGGCACCACTGATTGAGGTTAATGCGGTGACCACCACCGAATTTATGAAGGTGTTACACGATGCCCTCTGACCCTCTATATATCGATGCAGGTAGCCTCCGCCACACAATCGAGATACAAGCTCAGGGCACGACCCGTGACTCGATTGGGCAGCTTAATTCCGCGTGGTCAACTGTGCTGACAACGCGCGCAAGCATTGAGTCCACCGCGTCTGCATCGTTTCGGTTTTCGTTCCAAGGCAATGCGTTGGCATCGAATGCGACGGACCTAATCATCATTCGCTACCCCAGCGGCGTCAATATAGTGCCGGGTTATCAAGTGGTGTTTAGCTCCGTGTCTTCACCGCCTTCGACTAATTCGCAAGTGTATGTTATCAACGCGGTCGATGACGTGCTCCGCAGACACCGTAAATTAGCTCTTGCATGTGTAGGTCAAGGAATCGGGAGTAACTACTAATGGCGGATGGAATTGAAATCAAAATCGACACCCACGAGGTTGACGAATGGCTTACAACACTAGAGCCAAAGGTTCGGCGTCGTGCTGTCAGGCAGTCGCTTCAAAAAGGCGCGGATTTGATTTTGGCAAGTATGAAGGCGCTATGTCCCGTCGCCACTGTTGAACCTGATAGCAGCAGCAACGCCTTACAGCCGGGAGTGTTGCAAGAGAGCTTGACCACGCAAGTGCAAATGTCCAAGAATTACAACCCCCGTGTAAAGGTTGGGGCACCAATCGAGACCGCGCACGTCGCGTGGTGGATTGAAAACGGGTTTGACTCCTTCAAGGCTAAGAGGCACATCGAGGGGAAACATTTTATGAGCGGAGCTTTTGACGAATCCTCGAACCCCGCTGTCGATGCGATGTTAGCCGACTTAGGTGAAGCTCTTAATGACAGTAAGGGTGAAGCATGAACTTAGTCGCTGGCGTCGTTCAATACTTGCTTACAAAACCGGCAGTGACTTCTCTTGTCGCTCAAGGAAATGCTATACAGCCGATTCCCGCACCAGCAGAACTTACTGACACGGCGGGTAATCCTTTGTATCCGTGCATAACTGTGCAGATGGCATCAGATGTACCTGAGTACACGTTGACGGGCACAGCGGGGCTATCCACGGCTCGGCTCGTGCTCGACTGCTTAGCACCGTTGAATCCGGGCGGCTACTTAGTCGCAAGAAATATAGCTCTCGCCGTCAAACAAGCTCTCAGCGGTTATCAGGGCACTCTGCCTGACGGCACTCGCGTGTGGATAGCAGAAGTGGTCAACGTGGTTGACTTATTCGCCCCCGACGCATTCCTGAGTCACACCTCAGTCCACCTCATGGTGGCTTACTTAGATTGACTCTAACTTATAACGTCTCAGCAAGGCTGAGCCCAACCAAAGAAATAAGAGGATTAAACATATGAGCACCTTAAATAGCAAGGCGGGTACCGGCTCAGGTGCCCTGTTGTATATCTCTTCGACACCGGCCACGTCAGCTTCGCCCGCACCCGCGCCTCCAACAACCCCAACATCATGGGGACTTGCGTCTCCGCCAACAGGCATTGCGATTCTTCAAATGAAAGAATTCACGATGCCGTCGCCTAAGTTAACTTTCGACGACATTACTAACACGAGTTCACCCTCGCAAGTAACTGGCACGGTCAACAAGGAGTTTGTGCCGACTGTGCTCGACCCCGGCGAGTTTTCCGTAACTGGTATCTTCCTTCCTTCTGACCCCGGTCTGGCTGCGGTGCAGACTGCATTTTATTCGGGACTGGCAAATGCGTTTCAAGTGGTCTTGCCGGAGATTGCGGGACAGACCACGAGGGGCAACGTATACCAATTCAACGCATACGTTCAGAGCTTGCCACAGCCAACAAACGTCTCCGCCGAAAAAGCACTTACAGTCAAGATAGATTTGAAAATTGTCGGCTTGGTGACCACGGCGACAGGTAGCTAGTAAAAACATACAACCGGGGCAGCTCTGATGCTGCCCCATTACAAGGATGATATGACTCATCAAAAGCCAGTCGCACCAACAACGCCGCTAGTTATAGACGGCACAACATACAATCTTATTTTTGACTTTGAATCTGTGGCACGTGCGGAGGAATTAACTGACCGCCCGTTGCTCACAGGTCTACGTCAGAGGGACATCACCACTCCAACTGTGGCTCTTGTTCGCGCAATGCTCTTTGCCAGTCTGTTGCCGCATCAGCCCGATATTGCTTACGCAACAGCTAAGTCTCTCGTCAATCGCAAAAATCTTGGCACGGTGTGGGCTGCTGTACTTACCGCATGGACACAAGGACTCGCTGAGGCTGATGCAGCAGACGAAGAAGAGGTAGATGGAAACCCTACGACCGACCCGAGTTAACCAACCAAAAACGTTGGCTCAACTTGTGGTCGAGCGCTCGGTATGATTTGGGTTTGTCTGAGCAGGAGTTTTGGCACCTCACAGGCCGTCAACTATCCGCATTGCTCCGTCGCCATAAGGATTCCCGCGACCAGCAACGCTGGCTCGTGGGCTTGTTAGCATCGGTCACAGCGAATTTCTCTATGTGTCGTCCCAAAGAACCTCTTACGCCTGATGACTTCATGCCGCGACTTAAGCAGCCGGAACGCACCGACCAAGACATAGCTGAAGACTTTGCAAGGCAGTTTCAATTAATCGCGGTCAAGGGCGTCGCTATAGAGTCCCCATTTATCAACTAACTAGAGGCACACCATCTATGAAAAAACTGTTTTGGTCAATCCTTGCCCTGTGCGGCTTTGCGCTGGCTACCCCCGCCTATGCCACGTCTGGTTATGTCACTGTATCAGCGTCCAACACCGTTGACGCAACCGGCACAGTAATTATCAATGCGACCTTGCACGCAACGCCAGTTAATAACAGTGGCACGCCCATCAGCTTTAGAGCGAATGGCAACGGACAGGCAAGCGACAAGACGGTAAACGCGCTCATTACGTATGGGGCATTCTCGATTCAACTCGCCGACACTTCACTGACGTTGCCCGTCAACGTGTGCTACCAAATCACGATAACTGACAATGTAAGCGGCAAGCAGTTACTGGGTGCTGGCTATAGCTGTGTGCAGCCGTCCGCGTCAGGAAATGCTGTTTCTGGCAGCTATCCATGGTGTACCAATCTCGGTGTTTGCAACTTCGATTTGTACGTTCCAAACCTCGCTGGTCTCGTGGTTGAGCTACCGGGGCTTCCCGGTCCCGCCGGTCCGCAAGGACAACCGGGCAGCGGCACGATTGCCGCTGGCACCACAGGTGAGGTTCCACGCTACACCGCAAACGGGATAGCTCTTTCGCCCGCGACCGGCGTAACCATTGACAATTCCAACAACCTCGGTGTAATCGGAACAGGAACGTTCGGTGCTCTTGCCGCCCCAACAGCTACCATCGTCACCGAAAACTCTACTACAGCGAACGATGCAACGCTAAACGTTACTACGGCAATCAATGCATCAGGCGTCCCCCTAAACATAGGCTCGGTTAACGGTGGTGCGTTTGTATCTAGCCAAAGCGTCAGAGGAGTTATAGTCGGCAATGACTTATACTTAGACGAGTTAGCGACGACAACATCGTTTACATCGCTGTCTCAACTGTTGCAAGCGTGCTCCAATGCATATGTCGGCTCGACTGAAAACTATATGTGCGACGGTCGCAACGTATCTCCGTTGACAACAGCACAGATGACATTCACCACCGATGTAACTATCACGCAAAGCGGAACGCGGATGTTGCTCCCGTGTGGCACTATCCATATGGGGGTTTATAGCATCGTCGTCGCGGCTGGAGTCCAAAATGTTGAGATTGAAGGCTGCGGAGAAAATACAACAATCCTACAGGCTCAGCCTTACGCCAATCCTAGCACTGGAGCGTGCGTAAGTAACCATGTTAGCGGTTTCACCGGATGCGCACCTATCATTATTGGAGATACAACAGGCGCGGTTAACACCGGCGATATACGTCTCAAGCACTTGCAAATCAACACTGCGAGTGGGACGCCCAACTTGGATGTCAACGGCATTTACGCTTTCAGAACGCAAGACTTGACGATTGAGGATGTAAAAATCAACGGTGACGGTGACGATACGTTGAATTGGATTTACCCAACGCCGTCCAACGTGGGCATCTATCTCAATGGGATGGGTAACTATACCGGCGGTACTTTTCGCGACGTGCATATCACCAGTTTCAATGCGGGCATTGAAATGACCGGGACATCATCTCCTGCATCGACCGGATGGGCAAACGCTGGATTGTTTGAACGGCTGCACATTAACTGCCCGGAAACAAGCGGAGCGCCAACTACAGGCACATACGGCGTGTACTTGCTCGCCGGTGATGGTAACACCTTCAGCGGCGGTGACATTGAGGGCTGCGACAAGGCCGTGTATCTTGGAGCTAATGCGACAGGCAACACTTTTGACGGACTTAGGACTGAGGTATTGAATACCGAATACTACGCTGACTTAGGTTCTAACTTTAACAGCGTTATCAAGGGCGGCACATTTTACAACGGTGCCATAACTGACCTCGGAAGCCGCAACAGCTTCTCGGATGCTTTTCACCGCAATATCAACGGTGCGAAAGGAGATTGGTATGCAAGCCAGATAGATGCGACAGTTACCAATCACCAGCGGCTCGGTATCGGCAATGGCAATGAGCGCGGTATGCTCAACGAGATACAAACAGACTACGGGTATCGCTGGATAGAGGGTTATTCGGACGCCGTGGGCACAGGCTATCAAGCTTGGAGCATTGAAGATTTGCTCAATGGCGTAGACCGCATATTTGTCGGTCAGTATCTTACCGCGACCCCTAACTCCATCACTAACCTTGTCTTAAATCATAACGGTGTTTATTCATCCTCGACACCGCCCACGGTGACCATCACCCCTCAAACAGGCTGCACCGGGTCTGGAGCGTCTGTCACCGCAACTCTGACGGTAATCGGTACAGGACAGTATGCGGGACAGTATGCGGTAACCGGATTCACTGGCTTAGCTGGAGGCACCAACTATAACTGCCCACAGGCTAACGTTACGTTTTCAGGCTCCAATCAGGTAACGACAGCGACAGCCATTGCAGAGGCAGCGAGTGCGGGCAGCACCAATGACCAAACGGTCATCAATGCGGCTGGTACCGGCGCTGTTGTAATCAACGGCTCGAACTATTCCGGCACTGGTGGCCTAGTCGTTGGCTCAGGTGGAGCAAGCGAGACCACGGTTGCAACAATTGATAGCAGCGGCAATACCAACCTCGCCGGTACGCTCAAAGTGCAAGGTGCGTCTACCTTCGCTAGTTTTGTAAGTATTAAAAATCAAGCAGACGCTGAGATTGATTACACCCTCAATGCTGGTCTGTCTGCAACGCAGAAAGAAGCGTTGAAGTATGTTGACGGGAGCACGAGCACGACGCAATGGTACGCCGTCAAAGATGCGAGTAATAACTGGGCATTGAACTCAGCTATTGATAACATTGACCACTTTAAGGCATATCAATCGGGTGACACCTATGTTGATTCCGCCGGTAGCGGTTATGTAAGAGTAAACTTTGAGAATAACTCCGGCACTGGCGGCTTCTTAGTGTATTCCGGCGGCTCTTCTCCCACGGAGTGGTTTGGAGTGACAGGTTCAACCGCTGTTCGCGCTCCCGGCCTTGCGACTGTTACTGGGTATAACTGCTTAGAGATTGATGCCAGCGGCTACATAACAAATACAGGCAGTCCATGCGGTACTGGCAATGGCAATGGAAACGGCACGGTAACTAGCGTTGGGCTGAGTCTACCTGCTCAGTTTAACGTTTCCGGCTCGCCCGTGACCGGGTCAGGTACTTTGTCTGCCGGATGGGCGAGTGAGAATGCCAACGTTGTATTCGCTGGAGCATCTTCTGGTTCGGCGGCGGCTCCTACATTTCGTGCGCTTGTCGCAGCAGACATTCCGACGTTAAATCAAAACACCACGGGCAACGCCGCGACCGCGACTACCGCCAGTGCGGTGCCTTGGAGCGGCATCACCAGCGTTCCAGCTAACTTTCCTGGCGGCGCAACTGGCAACGCTGCAACCGCCACCGCCTTGGCTGCTACTCCCTCAGATTGCTCAGCCGGATATGCACCGATTGGAGTAACTGCGTCCGGCGCGGCTACGGGTTGCGCTCCCATGGGAACCATTGAATTCGGCGGTGCCGGAAGCAGCCTCTGCACAAGCTCCTATTGCTTCATGGGCATAGGCTACACTGGAGGTAGTAACTATAAAGGCGCGTTCATTGCGCCCCGTGCTGGTCTCATCCAAAGCTGCTCAGTCGCAGTCGGCTTCGCTACTACAGGCAGTAACTACTACACCGCCGTTCTGTTCAAAAACGGCTCTGCCTGTACTTCAGGACCCACCGTCACACTTAACGGCGGCTCCCACATCGTGGTCACCGACAGCACACACACATGCTCAGTTGCACAGGGCGACCAAATTACTTGGCAGATGACAGTAACAGGTACCGTCACCGGCGATGTCGGATACGGTACCTGCCAGTATTAACAAATTACCAAAAACCCTAGATAGGAGGGTAAGTCATGACCGACATCGTCTTAGTTTCAATTATCGCTGGCAGTTTTGCTTTAACCACGGGAATTACGACCGCCCTCATTAATCGTGTACACACGGGTATCAGGGGCGTGCATGACATCGTTAACAGCCGGATGACCGAGATGTTACATTTAGCGAGGATAGCTGCACATGCCGAAGGCGTCGAAGAAGAAAAAAGCTCTCACCTACAAAGTAACTGACCTATATGGGCATCAAGTACAAAGTAACTGACCTATATGGGCATCAAGCAATGCTTAATGCAACACGAAATTAATAGGACATAAATTATGCCAAGTAAAAAGGTAGCCTCGGCCTACGTAGATTTGCAACTTCAGACAGCCGCGTTCAAAATGGCGATTGGAGAAGCGGAATCTTCGGTGAAGAAGTTTTCCGCGTCGATGCACGAGCAGACCGAAAAGTCGAGGGAGGGAATGCGCCTTTTATCGGAGGAGTTGGGGCTCGGTATCCCTCGTGGATTGCAGGGCATTATCTCTAAGTTGCCCGGTGTAACTTCGGCGATGAATCTTGCTTTTGATTCAGTGGTCGTGTTCGCTCTCATCGACACCGTCGTAAAAGTTACCGAAAAGATTGCCGAGTTTGCCAAGAAGAATGAGGAGGCTGCGGAAAAACACGCCAAGGCGTGGGAGTCATTCAATGACTCAACCAGAACCGCCAATGACAGTCTTGACTTGACGCTTATAAAGTTGCAAAATGCTGCCGCAAAGATGGAGCACAAGCCTCAAAACCGTATGGCTGAGGCGATCCAGGAAGCTATCGTCAAGGCGGATGAATTAGGTGAAAAGCTATCCGCTGATGCAGCATTGATTTCAAAAAACATTGCTGACGAACAGGTTGGTGCCCTGGGTTGGCTTAGGGGGCAGGATGCGTCTTGGGCTAAGACTCGCGCAAGGCAAATGCAGACCGACTTGGCAAACATCGACAACGGCGCTGACGTTGTACAGGATATGAGCAAGCAGTACCGTGCAAAGAGGGTAACCGACCAAGCCGCTGAGGATGCTCAGAACTATATTGATGCGCAGAAAAAGCTACAGGCGAACACGCCCACACACGGCATGGGCGAAGGTGCTCATGCGTATCAACCCGGCATTGATGCAGCCACTGATTTACGTCATTCCGCCCTTGCGTTATCAGCGTACAACGCGAAGACTGATGCTGTTGCAAATCAAGAGAGATTCAATGCATTAGCCCAGACGGGGGTAGATGCAACCGAGGCAAGAAAGAAAGCCACCGACGCGGCTAAAAAAGCAGAGGAAGCAAGGCAGAAAGCCGCCGAAGAGTTTCTTAAACAC